GGCACCCCATAGAGCATCGGCAGCTTGCTCTTCTGCCTCATCAAGAACTTCACCACGGGATTTCTTTTGGACTAAATCAGTAACTAAACGTCGGGCAACTAGCTCCGTTCCCTCAGACATCAGCTCTTTAAGAGCCCCTTTACCGACTATCGCCCCAACTGTGCCTCCAGGACCACCCACCGCAGCGCCAAGTAAACCGGTCGCGATTGTTTCTGCAGCGTAAGGGGTTACCTGTCCAAGGCCCATGCCTACTTGGTCAATAAAGCCACCAAAGGTAGGAGCATCAGTGAACTCTTCAAAGGTCTCGAACCCTTGTACTGCATTACCGGCTTGTCGTTGACGGTTACGGGCCGCAGCTACATTTGCAGCCGCACCTTCCTCATCACCAATAAGGGTATTGCCAAGAGCTTTGAAGTATTCAAGATTACTTGAGAAAGAGTTAGCGCCCTGACGCAGACCCGCTGTGAACGAGGATTGCGCAGGCACATCATAGCTGTCATAACCAACAGGCCCACGCGAGTCTTCGACTAACGCTTCATTAGATTGTTCGAGGCGCTCCTGCCCTAGTACCGAATCTGCTAATAGTCCTTGGAGATACACATCTCTCTCGGCCATTACATCTCCACTTGAGGTTGCGTGTTGGCCTTTTTGGTAACCAAATCGCCATATGCTGGTCCCATCACTTGGCGCAGAATGTCTACAGGGAATTCACCTTCCTCGATTCCAGCACCGTCTACAGGGTCTATAAACCCAAACGTATCGTTAGCCTCGTTAACTACGATCCTGTCAAACATATTATCGATTGAGACTTGGTTGTCTGGGTCGCGGCGGAATATGTTTTCAACGCGCTGAATTAAGCCAGGACGTTCTTCTTCAACATACTTCTTCATCGTAAGCCCCAGCATCTCGCGCATACCGCGTCCGTACTGTAACTGTTCGGGAGATCCTGGATCGGCCATCTCATACTGCGCACGCATCTCTGCTACGCCTGATAGGAACGTCTCATCACTCCAACTAACATCTCTGTCTCCGACCAGCTCTATCTGCGCTCTAATCCCTTTAGCAACCTCCACTCCGAGGGCTGATACATCTTTAGATATACTTCTTTGGTAATTCGCCAATCTAAGGCTTAGGTCGGCATTTCCACGAGCATCTCTGAATTGATCCTCAATCCCGTATTCTGTGTCGCCGGTCTGGCCAAAGTTCACGAGCTGATTAATGAGCTTAACTTTTTGGTCGGCATTTAAGCGTGGGTCAGAACCTGCTAACACTGCATAGGCGAGTGTCGCTTCTCGACCGCCAAGTGCTTGTGCGATTTGAGATGCGCTGGTGACATTAGCGGCCTGTAACTGGCTCGCTACCTGCTCTTTTTGTTGTTCAGTCGGAGTCCAACCCTTATCAACAATCAGCTCTCGCATATTGCCAAGCGTGATTGTTTGGTCTGGGGCGTCAATACCATCGAGCTTCGAGTCAGGCGTAACGGCGGTAGGATTGAGGTATTCAAAGTCCGCCCTCATTCGCGCCAGCTTTTGATCATGGGCCATGCGGCCACGCGGATTATTAGGACCGCGTGCTTCTAATCGCTCAATATCAGCGGCCAAAGTAGATCCATATTCTGCAATTTCTTGGTCTTTCTTTTCACCTAACTTTGCTGCCCGTTCGGGTGCTCCTGACGGCATCTGGCTATTTAGCAGGCTAGATTCTGGTTCGGGCCTGTCAGCTCGTTCTCGATAGGCATCACGGTCATCAAGAAGCTTTGTTAAGTTTCCTGATAGACCAGTACGGTCGCCGCCTTCATTCGTGCTAGCTTGCGGCTCTGTCTGAGCGCGTGGGAATTTAGCCTCCACTTCTTCCCGTGTCATATTGCCATCGTTAATTAGAATCTGCGCTAGCTCGTCATAACTCGCCTCGCCAAGATCTAACCCCGCCGCACGAGCAGCATCGACGCCTTCAGGAATACCGGCTTGGGACATTGCTCCTGCCGATTGTCCCAAAACTGCACCCGTAGCTTGCTCCATAGGGCCGCGACCTACCATGGCGTTATTCAAAAGGCGCGTTTGCATACTTACAGAAGTAGACCCGCCGTTAGCATATGCGCTAGTTAAGCCCTGATTAAAGACTCTAAGCATGTCGGCTTCTGAGATAGTCGCTATCGGAGCTGCATCATCTGTACTGCCGCCCACTGCCAACGGACCCTCAGTGTCTGCGTTCTTGACGGTTACTGCATAACCGACAGTACCGTCTTCTTGGGGTATTGCTTGAATGCCTGTAATGTCGTCATAGCCCTTAACACTTGGGTCTAACAAAGTTTTAAACGCTCCTGACTGAGTCAGTAGCCGCCGAGTCAAGTCTGGATTATTTTTAAGAGCTGATTGCATGGACTCAGCACCAACCTTCATACCGCCATTGGCATTAGGTTCTAAGTCATCAAACCCCGAGGCAACGGTGTTAAAATACTGTGCGCCAAACCTAGCAAGGTCAGTGGCATCGGCCTCTTCTTGCGCACGCTCATCTGCATTCCGCATGAGTCGAAGCGACTCATCCCGATCCGCTAGCGTCTGATCACGGTAATCTTTCAAATCCCGCGCATTGCGGCGATTGGAAACATAACCTAATAGTGGGCCTAAACTGCCTAGTGCCGACTGTGCCATTACTTATCCCCTAGAATGCCATGGCAAAAATTGCCATTGCACCCAATGAACCGATGGTGGAATACGTGTTCGCTTTGCTCGCCGCCTTCGCTTGTGAATAGGCTTGCTTTCGCGCTGACGCATCCTGGGCCGCATTGCCCAGTTGTTGCTGACTCGACCGATTGACGCCCTGACCAATGTTAATCAGGTCGGACATGAGAGCTGTATTAGCTTCGTCCTGCGCAATACGCGCATCGGCAATTGATTTAACTGAACCGAGCACATTGCCGCGCTCTAGGTTTCGATCCATAGCCTGCTGCTGTGCGGGAGTCATGCGACCGCCGTACCGTGATGCGTTTCTAGAAGCTATGCCAGCGGTAAGAGCCGAAGCATTAGTAGAGTCAGTCCGCGCTTGATCGATCAGACTTGTGTCATTTGAAGCCCTGTCAAGGAGCTCCATTTCAAAGTCACGGTAATTAGCTACGTAATCGTTGAACTCGCCACGCGTTATATCCGCATAAGCCTTCTCAGGATCACTCACCTGAGGCAAGGTTGCCGCATAATTGGCTGAACCGCCTTGACCGCCTTGACCGCCTTGACCACGATAGTTACCGTTAGCGATCTGATCTAGCTGCTCCGCTGAAAGGTCGAATCTCATATATTCACCCGTTTAAAAAGTAGTCCCAGCGATCACCCAACGAACTTATAGATTGGGGTGGTCCCTGTTGGCCTCTAGGTAACTGACGGTTCGGTGTGAAAAATGATCCACCGGTGTCCTTGTTGTCCAGCCCTTGCATAACCATCGAACTGCCAAGCTGCACTGCGGCATTTTGTCTCGCCATTGCAACCTGCTGTTTGTTCTTGGCACGGTTTAACGCTTCACTGGTTTCTAGCCGCGACAATTTCGACATACCTGTGGTGGCATCCGCAGCCTGCTTGTTAGCTATGCCTATAACATTGGACCCCATCGTGTTCTGGATCTTTCTGCCGGTCTCACTGGCCATACCGAGCTGACCTTGGTAAGCCTTGCTAAGGTCGGATGAGTAATCTAGGGCTTGTGCATTTCTATAGGATGCAGGTGTGAGTGCCTGCATAGTGTCGGCATTAGCGCGAGCTCTCAGAATCTGGCTGGGGTCACCATCTCGGGCTTTGTCACGCATCTCTTGCAGCTTGGGGTCGTAGTTCTGTTTAAAGAACTTATACCGCTCCAGAGCTACAGAGGCCGAAGCTTTTTCAGCGTCGGTGGCTTTGTAATCTGATTGTTTTGGGCTACTCATGAACCGGCTTCCTATAAATTAAGTCGTCTAAAACCCATCCTCGACGTGCGAGAGCGTTTCCCCACCGTTCAGACTTTGTTCTGGCTTCGATCCAACTATGGCCCGTAGCCTCGGCAACCTGTCTAATCCCCTCCATATGTCTGAACAGGGCTGGAGCCTTTCGGGGTTGGCTCCAATAAATCCACATCAACAACGTCTTATCACCGGTATACCGGTCAACTTCAGACGTTGTTACCGCAAAACCACCTTCGGCAATAAACAACATCGCCCGTTCCGCTTTAACTTCTGCATATACATCCTCTGGGATGTAAGAGAGAGTTGGGTTGTCCGCCAAAATCTCTTCTATTGCAGGTCTAATCCACCACCACTCTTCTCGAATATCGCCGAGCCTAAGAGTATCGTCGCCTTGTTGGGCTGGTATGGTAGCCGCCATATTTCACGCTCCGTGCTATGGGTGTATTACTAGCTCTCGCTTTGTCTTCTGCTTCCTTGACACCTTCGGCATAAAGAGCCGCATACATTTGCGCGGCTTGATAATCAGTCCAAACTTTTGCAGGCGTCCTCAACAACCGGAATAAGGCACCATTCACAATGGCATCCTTATGATTGTTGATAATTTCATCGTCTAGTAATAAAGCATCCGCCGTAGGTTTCAGCACAGCTCTCAAAAGCACAGACTCTACCTTCGTAGTAGCTGGCATCGGAGCGAGATAAAAAAGGGTTTGGCTCTGCTGGACAAAATACTTAGGTATCCCCGCGTTGGCTTTGTCGCGCCAATCAGGAAGTCGTTGTTCTAATAATCCTGTGCTCACCGGTTCTAGTTTTTCACCGTCATTAATAAGCCACAGTATTTTATGGACAACCGCATTCTTTGGGGGCTCTAAGTCATACTCGTAAATCTTTGCAACCGTTGTCACGGGGTCCAACTCTTGCTGATAGACTTCTGATTTTGTGCAGAAGTCTATAGCTGAAGAGCGAATCGCTGCGATTGCTACGGGGTCGGAGCAACCATATACGCTGGGTAACACATCAGGTAATAACGACTCAAAAGTAGCCATGTTCGTTACGCCGCTGCAGTATTATCGTTAGGGCTGGTAACCAAATCTAATTGCGATTTGCCCGTCACCGCAGCCATGAAGAGCTGGTAGTGGTTTCCTGCACGCTGGCTGTTACCGGTGTACTCAGCGTCTT